GATAGCGCAACACTGGCAAGGAGATATTTAAAAAAAATATCAGACAAGCACGATAGAGAAAGTACTGAATTAGTTGAAGTTACACTAAGAATTAATAAGGTAACATAACCTCAAATTAAGCGAGCTACATCAGGTAGCGAGGAACGAAGCGGACTGTAAGTAGTCCGTTTGAATTATTTGTTATATTTTGCACATACACAAAAGGTAGAAACAAATGAAAACTATTGATTGGAATAAAATGAGTGAGTTAGGCTTGCTTGAAAGAATAAACCGTGAAATATGTCATCCGTTAGGGTTAGCCGTAAGTCGAGACATAAAAACTGGTGGAAGCACAAGAATACTAATAGCTGATGATGGTAAGTGGGAATACGACCCAAAAATGAAAACAGGCGTTATTTCTGATGATGAAGTACGTAAAATTATTAGTGCAATATAACCTTTTGCATTAAAGGGTAAAAACGAAATAAACACGAAATTAACTTAAGCAACAAATTTAGCAACGCACAGCAAACTGTTTTTATCCCGTTTGAATGCGTTGTTATGAGGATATTGAAATGACAACACCTATGAGAAAGTTACAAGAAAAATACGACCACACTTTAGATAGTTTTTGGGATTTATTCAAAATGGGTAGAGAGCGAGAGCAAGTACTAGAGGATGAATTAACGAGAATAAAAGTAGTTTGCAACCAAGCAAAAAACACAACAGCACCAAACGGGCAGTATTTTGATGAAATTAAAGGTATATGTGATAGAGGATTATCCTCATAACCTCGTTTTAATAGGCTAAAACGAAACGAACACTAAACTAAATCACATAATAAGAATAACCAAAAGCGACCAACTGTTTTAGTCCTTTTGAAAACCTTGTTATGTTACCGAAAACACAGGAGATTAAAAAAATGCAAAGCTCGTTTGTGCTAATTGATAGTAAAACAAAAGAAATTAGAACTGATGGCGAAAACCAAAACATGCTTATATTTGATAGCGCAACACTGGCAAGGAGATATTTAAAAAAAATATCAGACAAGCACGATAGAGAAAGTACTGAATTAGTTGAAGTTACACTAAGAATTAATAAGGTAACATAAACCCAAGCACAACGGCGCGGCTTTATCGCGTCCTTTGATGCGCTTTGTTAGGCGCGAGGATTTCATTAAATGACAGAAGAAATTACACAACAGCAGCGCGAAGAAATAACAGACCTAATTAACTGTATGCGAAAAGTTGCCGCAAAGGTTGGGTCTATGCACTCTTGGTGGGATATTATTTTTGATATGGAAGCGTTCTTAGAAGGCAGAAGAACTGTTTTGAGTTTTACTGCAAAGGGTTGGATTGAATACGCTCAACGCGTTATTGATAAAGCCGCCTAACACTATAACTCACAAGAAAACTTCCACCTTTCCACATAATTATTCTTACCTAACTACACGCTATATTTAGTCTGTAGTTAATATAATCCATATTTGCCACCCAAAGGCAGCACCCCTCAAAATTACTAACTCAGGTTAATATTACCTAGCCGCGCGCCATCATAAGCTGTCCACTGTTAAGTACTTCTTATTCATTTTATTTATGAAACACACAGTCGGAGAGAAAACCATGTCAGCACTTACCAAAGCAGCCGTTGCCAAATTAGTTAAACGTAAAGTTAGCTCACCAAAGCTAGATGCCAATAAAAATCAAATGCGCGATAAAGAAACCAAAGCGCTTTTGTTTGTTACTAAAGAGGTAGCCTGTACAACAGATGATATTCTTGCTTTTAAAGTAGATGGCGACACTGTAAGTGTGGTGACTGTTGACGGTCAAAAGCTTACTGCTAAAGTTCCTGCAGGTAAGTAATCATGCTTACCTTGCTGCCACTTGGCCTTGGTTATCGAGGCACTATAGCGGTATTAGAAGCAACAGCAACGGAATACAACACCATTATTGAGATGGTGCGAAAAGCCTTAGCAATGCATCTTTACCCCACTGAAAAACACCCTTGGGTATCGTTAGAAGCCATTTATTCTGACGAAGCCGTCATTCGCCACCAAGGAAAACTGTTCTCATTTACTTACAGCTTAAACGACCAAAACCAAGTGCAGCTTGGTCAGGGGAAAGAAGTTGTTAAAACCTATACCCCAGTTAAAGCCACCAATGTAACTGAAGCCGTTGCTGATGGTTTACTAATTGACGTAATAGAAGCTAAAGGCGCTACTAAAGGCACCCGTTGGTTAGTGCGAGTGGTTGAGGCTGGTTTGTCTAAAAATGGCAATAACTACCCAGCTAACGTACTTAAAGCCGCCACTAAGCTATTTAATGGTGTACGGGTATTTGAAAAGTCAGACGCTGAGCATTTAGCTAAAAAAGGCAAATCGTTCAGTAATTTAATTGGTGGTTTAAGTAATGCGCGCTTTGTAGAAGCAACCAAAACTGAACCCGCTTTTATTCAAGCAGAGCTTAATTTGCTTGAAGCGAGCGGCGATACTGCTAAAAAAATGTTGGAGCTACACCAACGCAATATGGCTGATTTATTCGGTTTTTCTATTGATGCTTTCACCAAAGCAAAAGTAGTAACTCTTAACCGACAACGTGTTGCTGAAGCCACACAATTCACAAAAATCAATTCACTTGATCTAATTATCGAACCTGGTGCAGGTGGCTCGGTGATTAATGTTTTAGAAGCAACTGAGGATAACACCATGCTTAAACAGCTACTTGAAGCACTAGAAAACAAACGCAAAGATTTATTAGAAAACCTTGATCGTGAAAACGAAACCCAAGTTTTAGAAGCTTACAACACCATGATTGCTGATGAAGCTGCCAATAATGAAGGTGGTGGCGAAGCGAGTGGCGAAAATGCCAATGCCGGTGGCCAACAACAAGTTACCGAAGCAGCTGCAGGTAGTAACGCAACAACGGGCGAAGGTGGCAGCATGGCTGACGCTGTGCGTATGCTAGAAGCACGTCAAGCCGCACGCAATGTTATTACTGCCTCAGGCTTACCGCAGGTATCGCAAACCCGTTTAATTGCAAGTATTGAAAGTAATTTAAATGTTACCGAAGCTATTGCTAGTGACATGGTTGCTACTGAAAAAGACTATTTAGCCAGTATTAGCCAAAGCGGTCATGTAAGTATGGCAGCGGCTGGCAATGCTAACAATGGTGCTAGTGACGGCAGTACGCAAATGCTTGAAGCCTTCTTTAACCCTGAAGACAAAACCGTTGTCAGTGTTCGTGAGTGTTACTTAGCTTGTACTGGCGATGATAACTTTACAGGTCGATTAACTACTAACGTGTCTGCTCGGTTATTAGAAGCCTTAGATACTACCTCATTAGCCAATGCGTTGGGTGATGCTATGCATAAACGCATGATGGACTTATACAAAGTCAGTAGCATTTATGACGCATGGCGACTGTTAGTTGACATTGTGCCGGTTAGTGACTTTAGAAGCCAAGAGCGCACATCCATTGGTGGTTATGGTGATTTAGCTGCAGTGGCAGAATCGGGCGCATACCCAGCCATGACATCGCCTACTGATGCCAAAGAAAACTACGCAGTAAGCAAGCGTGGTGGCATTGAAACCATTACCTTGGAAATGATTGCCAATGACGACGTAGGTGTTATTCAACGTATTCCTAACAAAATGGTACGTGCCGCTAAGCGCACTTTGGCCAAGTTTGTTTTTGATATGTTCGTTACCAACCCACTCATGAATGACGGTAATAATGTCTTTCATGCTAGTCGCGCTAATTTAGGTACCGACGCTTTAGGTGATGCAGGTATTGCAGCAGCACGCTTGCACTTTATGAAGGCACTTGAACCAGGGAGCGGTGAAGAGCTTGGTTTAATTCTTAAAAACTTACTGGTACCAGCTGATTTAGAGCAAGTTGCGTATGACTTATTTAAGCGTGACACCAATAACGACGAAACTTATATTCAAAGCTTAAAGCCTAATATTATTCCTATCCCTGGTTGGACAGATCCAAACGACTGGGTAGCAACGGTAGACAAAGCTGACCAACCGCTTATTGAACTTGGTTTCTTCCGGGGCCGTGAAGAGCCAGAGCTATTTGTTCAAGACGCTGAAACCCATGGCAGCATGTTTGCTAATGACCAACTCACTTATAAAATTCGCCATATTTACGGTGGTGCGTTCTTAAGTAGCTTAGGTGCTTACAAAAACGTTGTTGTTTAACTAATAACTCTCTGGCGCGAAGCAAGGATGAACATTTAGAAAAGGAAGTCTGAGGCATGGATGCCTCACCTTTTTATGTTCAGGACGAACGGTATGTCACGGTTACATGGATGTAAAAGAGTGATGATATATTTTTTTATACACAGGAAATCCCATGAATTTAGCTGATTTTGAACTGCAATTATTTAGTCTGGTACGTGATGAAGACGCCAAAATCAGTGGTGATGATATCACCAACGCTATAAACAGTGCTTTGTATCGTTTAAACCAAGATGCCCCTTTTCAAAAGGTAGTTGATGTTACGGCTAATAATGAAAATATTATTTCGGTACCAGCGGCATTTGAAACCGGATTTAGCCAAATAACTAATGTTGAATACCCTATAAATGAGCGACCACGTGCAAGTTTAGACGACGTGTTTGTTTACCAAGAGCCAAACGGCGAAGTACTTGATTTACCTTTTACCATTACCGGTGATTTACGCATTACCTTTACCGTTCGACACAGTATAGATGATGCCAGTAGCACTTTTAGCATTGAGCAACTTGAGCCAGTCGCTAGTTATGCTGCCAGTATTTTATGTGGTCAATTGGCCACACTTTATAGCCATGACACCGACAGTGTTATTCAAGGTGATAGTGTTGATCATGCTAACAAAGCTGATTTATTTAGACGCAGAGCGCGCGAATTAGACAAACGTTATGTTGACTACATTGGCGTAGACAAGCCTAAAAGCAGTGCTGCTGGGGTTGTTGTTAACATTGCCCCGCGTAAAGGTTACTTAACTCATGGGCGTCGTCGCTAATGAGTTTGTCAGTAATAAACATAGAGCTTGAGCAATTGGCTGAGTATTGGGCCAAAGCTCCGCAAATGGTAATGAGTGAACTTAGCCGCACCTTAGCAGGTGCCAGCGCCATGTTACAAAATAAAATTGTTACTCAATTACCCCGTGGCGCTACCAGTGCTTTAGCGCAAAGTGTTAGCACTATTGGCCCCATTACTAGTGCTTCTACCGCTGAAACCCTAATAGGTAGTTCATTAATTTACGCTGCGCCTGTTGAGTTAGGTACCAAGCCGCATTTTCCACCAATAGCCCCGTTAGAAGACTGGGTGCAAGCAGTGTTGGGCATTGAAGATGAAATGGAAATAAACAAGGTAGCCACGCTTATTGCCATAAAAATAAGTAAAAAAGGCACCAAAGGTAATTTTGCTTACCGTGATGCCTTTAAACAATCTGAATCATCGGTTAACCAACAATTTAAAGCTTTATTACTAACCATTAAAAATAAGCTTAGTGGTAAAGGTGGCAAAGCATGAGCAAGCAAACCGCTATAAGAGCCGCCATTATCACGATATTAAATAGTGTTAACTCAGGTGAGTTTTATCCCAAAGAGCGTTATAGCAAAAGCCAGCGAGATATGGCAAAGCTTTATGGCGAGCAAGTCAATGGTGGGTTTATTCGCTTAGTTTCTCGTAAGCGCGAAAGGCTTTATCAAGGTAGAGACAAAATAACTTTGCGTTATCAAGTCACCTATTTGCACTTTTTTAGTGATGTTGATAACAGCCAAATAACGTTTGAAGACAACCTTGAAGTTTTTGATGATGCTTTTATTGCTACCGATATTATTGAGCCATTAACACAGGCAACCCACCCAGAAGACGGAGATGCAGGTTTATCGGTTGACGATGCTCAACCAGTTACCTTTGCCGGTGTGCTTTGTCATCGTGCGTTAATGACTATAACCCTTGAATATTTTGAGTAACTAACAGAGTAAACAATTAAATAGGAACACCCCATGAAACTTGATTATGCCGTAGCAATAGCTGCCACACAAAATATTACTCGCGCAGGTTTTGACTTTAAAAAAGGCAAAACCCGCAAGTTTGCTAAAGGCTCACTAAGTCCAGCACAGCTAGCACAAATAGTTGCTGTTAATGAATTGTCGTTAGTCGTTACTGAAGCGCCCAACAACAAAGTTACCCTAGAAAAGGAGACTAACTAATGTCTTATCGTACTCGTTTTAAATATATTGTTATAGCCTTGCAACGCGTAGGTACTGACAACTATGGCGAAGACTATATTGTAAATGGCGCACCTGCCGTTACTTTGCAAACCTCTGACGCAGAAATTAGCCCGTTTGAAGGAGATGAAATAGAACGTAATTTAGATGATGGCTCAACAGGTTCGTCGCAAGTGATGCTTGATGGCCATACCGTAAAAATCACCTGCAAAGTTGAAGTGGCCGGTGCCGGTACCGTTGATTTACCTGTGCCATATTCGCCTTTAACCCAAATTTGTGGTCGTGATGAAGTCATAACGGCAACCACTGATGTAAGTCATAGCCGAATAACTGACGGTAGCGAACTAGACGCTACTGTGTACTTTTACAAAGACGGTGCTTTACATAAAGCATTAGGCTGTCGAGCAAGTCGTAAAGTAATGATTAAAACGGGTGAGTTACCGTATTACGAGTTTGAAATTACTGGTTTGTACGGCGGCATTGTAACAAACAACTTTGCCAAACCTGTATTACCTACTTACCAAAAAGTCAGTAAAGCCGGTATTGCTACAAAATTCTTACTTGATGGCAATAGTTACGAGTTGGTAAGTCTTGAGTTTAATGACGGCAACACAGTGGAGTATAGCGAAACATTAGGCGGTGAAAAAATTGACATTACTGATTTTAAGCCCGATGGCTCGTTAAGTATGGAAATGCCTCCTTTAGGTAATTTTGATCCTTTCGCAATAGCTGACGCTGAAACGTTAATGCCAATAGAAGTTATTCAAGGCTTAGTTGCGGGCAATAAAGTAAAAATTGCCAGTACTAGTATTCAATTTGGTCGCCCAAGTTATGAAGATATTAAAGGCATTACCGGCTACAAAATTCCCTTTAAGTTAATTGACGATGTAGTTGATACCACCTTTTAAAAAATTGTTTTAAATAGTTGCAAAGGGCTTTAACCCTTTGCAACCAAATTATAAAAACCAGAGGATCTTTTATGAGTAAATTTAAAGTTCGTATTGTTAATGCCGCATTGTGGCCCATTATCGCACCAGTGCCTCAAGATGGTGGTGACGTAGAAAACCATGAATTTGTGGTTAAATTTAAAATGAAATCTGACGATGAATACAGTGAACTATTAACCAAAGGTGATGCTGGCTTATTACGTGAAGTAATAGTAGGTGTTGGCGAAACTAATGACGATGTTCAACAAGATGAAACCGCGGTAAATGAAATATTAAAGTTTGGCTATTACCGCCTTGCTTTATATAACGCTTATCAAAACTTCTTGTTAGGTATTAAAGCAAAAAACTAATTAATGCGGCTCAGCAATGGATTACTGGGTCGGGTTTGTCAGCAAAAGAGTTAACTGACTTACGAATAGAGCTAACAGCCATGGGGGCAAGTAGTAAACAAATAGCAAAAGAATTACAGCAACACCAAACACAAGAAATTGAGCTGTTAGCCGGTAGTGAAGCAATATTTAACTGGTTTGTTCAAACAGATGACTTGTATGTTTTTACACAAGGCTGGTGCATTGGTTTAGATGTGGTTGCTATAAAAACCGATGCCGAGTTAAGCGGTAGAAAGTTTTGCAAAAGCGATTATCGGCTATTACGTGTTATGGGTAAAGCGGCTGCCGCAGCAATAAATAAGCAACGAGAAAAATAACAACGTGTTTTTATTAGGAGTAAAAGTGTAAATGAGCAGCGATTTAAGCTACATGATCCGCATGAAAGCAGACGTAAATAACGTTATTGCTGGCCAAAACAAAGTAACGGCAAATCAGCGGGTACTTAATACCACGTTAAGTAAAACCAATGCAGCAGGAATTCAAGCAGCGGCAGGTTTAAATGTAACTAAAAACAAATTAGCTGCAGTAGAAAGCTCAGCACATGGTGCCCATGGCAGCATGACCGACATGATTAAATCAATGGCCATTATGTCAGCGGTTATGGGCACTATCGGTTTAGGCGCTAAATTAGTTACCGATTTAGCGACGTTTCAAGACTTACGCGTTCGTTTACAAAGTATGAGTGATGGCGCAGCGGATTATGCCGAAAAAGAAAACTTTTTAATTGATTTAGCTAAAGAACATCATAAAGAGTTGTCAGGGCTAGCCAGTGGTTATGCAGGTTTGTCAGTAATGGTAAAAGAAAACATTATTAATGATGAACAAGCTAGACAAATGCTTACGGGCTTGTCAAATGCGGCCTCTGCAACTGGCGCTAGTACTGATAATTTAAAGCAAGTATTTTACGGTTTAAATCAAACATTAGGCCAAGGCACAGTACAAGCACAAGAGCTTAACCAAGTAGTTGAGCCTATGCCAGGATTACTCAGTAAATTAGCCAAAGTAGCCGGACAAGAAACCGGTGCCGCTTTTAGAAAATTAGTTGGCGACGGTAAAATAACCTCAGAAATGTTTGCAAAATACATGGTTAAAGCATTAGCAGAATATGATGGTGCAGCCGCTAAAACGGCAAGTAATATTAACGCGAAGTTTTCTGATATTAGTACCAGTTACTTATTATTAGCTAAAAATTTAGAGCAACCCATTAATAATGCCTTAGTGCCAGTGCTTGATGGTTTAGACAGTGGGTTAAACACACTTAGTGATAATGCCGATACGGTCAGTAATGTGGTGTTTGGTAGTTTTGCACTAGCGATGGCGCATGCAACTAAGGCTGTTGTAAGTAAAACTGCAGCTACGGCTAAAGAGTTAGTTGCTAGTAGAGCCAATGCATTATCAGCAAAAACGCAAGCTAAAGCGGAATATGACTTAGCTGTTGCTTATAAAGCTTCTGCTGTTGGCTCAGCTCAAAACAACATTGCAGATAAACGATTGATGGCTAGTCGTACTGCACTAACTACAGCAACCAAAGCAGCTTCTATAGCTCAAAAGAGCTTAAGTGTAACAATGGGCGCATTAGGTGGCCCTGCTGGTATTGCAATGTTAGCGGCTTGGGGGCTATATGAGTTTGCAAGCAATGCTTTTACTGCAGATAAAAATGTTAGCGGTTTATCACGAACAATTGAAGTTGCATTAGGAAAACAAAAAGAATTAGCAACAAATGCTTTAAATACTGATATTGATGAACGCCTTGCAAGAATAGCGCAATTACAGCAAAAAGTTGCTGAAATTAACAGCAAACTATCTGCTGGGTTTAACCAAAAGCTTGGTGTGTTTGAAAAAGGTGTTATTAACGACAGCATTAATGAAATGAAAGTTCTTGGTAATGAAATAACGCAATTAAAAGCCAAAATTTCAAGCTTATCTCCAAAAAGTAAAAATAAATCAAGTGAATCACCACAAAACAAAAAAGCATTAAATGTTTTCACCAAACAACGTGATGCCTTAATTAAACAAGTAGCACTATTAGGTAAAAGCTCTGAGCTTGCTAAAACCCGCTTTGATATTGAACAAGGTCGATTTAAAAACTTATTACCAGCACAAAAGAAAGAGTTGTTAAATATAGCTAAAAACTATGATGCTAAAAAAGCTGAGCTAGCCTTGGCTAAAGCCAAGAAAACCGCTGATGACACACTGCAACAAACCGCTAAACAAAGTATTGCCACTTATCAGAAGAAAATGGCCTTAATGGGTAAGTCTAGCGAATTAGCTAAGGTTGCATATGCCATTGAACACGGCGAATTACAAGGCGTTAACGACACCTTGAAACAACAATTACTATTACAAGCAAAATTAATAGATCAAAAAACAGTAAGTGCCAATCAAAGCTCTCAGTTTAACCAGTTGCGTAATAACCTTGACCCACGCTTTGCCGAGCAAGCCAACAACGCACAAAACTTAAGTATTTTAAATAACGAACTTGATAGCACCCCTGAAGATGAAGTAGGTAAACGCCAACAAATAAACACATTGATTGAGGCAGAACAACAACGCCACAGCGAAGAAATGAATCGTATAAACGGCAGTGTTACTACCGAATTTGATGCTTTGTGGGCATATACCTTTGACAACTTTGCCCGTGGTATTGGTGATGCTACCGCTAGTGCCATTATGGAAGGTGAAAGTTTTAGTGAAATTATGCAAAACATTGGGCGTGGGGTTATTAAACAAGTTATTTCTGGTTTAGTTGAAATTGGCGTAAAAAAATTAGCCCTTGCAGTAATTGAAAAAGGTATTAATAAAGCTGCTGCTACTAGTTCAGCAGGTGTAATGATTGCTAACGCCGGTGCTACTTCAATGCAGGCTGGTTTAGCTGCTTTTGCATCAACTGCAGCTATTCCAATAGTTGGCCCTATATTAGCACCCGGTGCAATGGCTGCTGCATTAGCAATTACTAGCCCTATGGTTGGTGTTATAGCTGGTACTGCAGGGGCAATGGCAGGCATGGCTCATGACGGTATTGACGAGATACCCCGCGAAGGTACTTGGCTTTTAGATAAAGGTGAGCGTGTTGTTGATAGCCGTACTAACCAAGATTTAAAGCAAGCGTTAAATAATGGCAGTGTTGGCAGCTCTGGCGACACTATTAGTATTACCTCGCCAATTACCATTCAAGGCAACGCCGATGAAAGCGTTATTGCTGATTTAATAGAGCGTAACTATGAAGCGGTTTATAACGCCATGGTGCAAGCTAAAGCAGACCGCGGAGAAGCAGCATAATGAAGTTATTCCCCTCACAAGACTTTGCAGCTGTTGTGCCATCAAGTAATGCTAAAGACTATGTAAGTGAGTCACAATCACTAAGCACTATTGCCAGTAGTACAGGGATACAGCGTTTTGAGTTTGATTTAACCACCGCTTGGGAGCGTTTGCCTTTAGCCCGTGCTATTTGGATGTTTTTAAACGCTCGAGGGCAAGGCCAAAAGTTTTTGATTCAATTACCTGTTTACGATACCCCTAACGGCGTGGTTGGTGGTGCGGTTAGTGCTTTGGCGGCTTACAGCGTGGGCGTTAATGCTTTACTACTTAATAATTACACTGCTGCAGTTGGCGACTTTATTCAGTTTGCTGGCCATAGCAAAGTGTACGGTGTTGAAGACGTTAACGGCGCGTTAGCCACCATTTATCCTCCTTTATTAAAGTCAGTTGCAAATAATGAAAGTGTTAATGTGAATAACCTGCAATTTACGGTACGCAGAGTTGGTGATATTTCAAAGCTTGAAAGCAATAAAAAATCATCAGGCAAAGTTAAGTTTAAAGTAATAGAGGCGTTTTAGTATGAGGACACTTCACGCCAACACACTAGCCGCCTTAAAAACAGACCATTTTCGCGCTATTTTAATCAAATTAGATTTTACGCCTACCCCTGTGTATTTGAGCAATACTGCGTTTGATGTTCAGTACAACGGCAATACCTATTTAGGCAACGGTCAATTACTTAACCTTGGCAAAATAAAACAAGATATTGATATTCGGGTATCAAATATTGACTTAATGCTTGATGCAGTAGACCCGTCTTTAGTCGCCATTTTATTGGGTACACCTCAAAACGGCCGTGATGTTGAAATAAGTTTAGCTATTTTGAATAGCGACTACTCTATTGCTGGTACACCTATCCCTATGAGCAGCATGATCGTTAACGGCGCGCCAAACATCACCGACGACCCCAGCAAAGGTAAAGCTATTATTAAACAAAAAATATCAAGCGAATTTGCTAATTGGAAGCAAAAAGGCGGCATTCGTACTAGCCCTGCAAGTCTTCAACGTTTCGCCCCTGGTGATACGGGTTTTGATTTTGCAGCTGAAAGCGGTAAAGAATACAAATGGGGTAGTAAATAATGGGTTGGCTATCTAAAAAATGGAAACAAATAAAAGGCTGGTTTACCCCTAGCGATAACGTACAAGCCGTTAATGTTGAGAAAAAAGGCACTAACCAAGCTATTCCTATTATTTATGGTTATCAGAAAAAAACTAAAACCATAAAGGTATTTAAAGCCACTACAGATTCACCCGGTGCAAGCGAAAACGATCACTTACATTTAATTTGTGTGTTTTGTGTTGGTGAAATTGACAGTATTGGCCAGATTTATTTTAACGACATACCTGAGAGCCAAATAGATAACGAGCGTTTTTATGTTGAGCGCTTTACTGGCTCTGCAACACAAGGTTATTGTACAACGTTAAATAACCACTTCAACCAGTGGAAAGCTACTGCTAAATTAAAAAATGTCGCTTATGCTTATGTACGTTTACGCCAAAACAATAAAGTAAACTGGTGGAATGGTGAGCCTGAAATAAGCGCAGACATTAAAGGGTTGAAGGTAGTCGATCCACGCGACGGAGTAACAAAATACAGCGAAAACGCTGCCCTTTGTGCTTATGATTACTTAACCAATGCAGATTATGGCAAAGGTTTAACCGCCAATAAAATTAACACTAATAGCTTTAAAGCTGCTGCTGACGTTATAGAAACTGACAGAACCTACACCCGTACTATTTACGAAACCTTTTATGACGGTGAAAGTAAAACGTGGATACGTAGAGCTGTAGGTACTGTAAATGAAACGGTTACTGAAAACTTAATGAGTTGCAACGTTAGTTTAGATGCTGAAAAAACACTAAAACAAAACGTAGAAACCTTGTTAGGCGGCATGCGCGCCATATTGCCTGAAACTAACGGCCAGTATCGTTTAGCTATTGAAAAAGACGACGCTCCTGTTTTTGCTTTTACCAAAGATAACCTTGTTGGCGCTATTCAATGCCAAGGCGGCAACCAAAGCGACAGATACAACCAAGTTATTATTCGTTTTAGAAACCGGTTAACTGGTGAAGACGACGAGGCGGTTTTTCCAGATGATGATGGCTTACATCAGCTTTGGAAAGCAGAAGATAATGACAAGTTATTACTCGGTGAGTTTGATTTTGACACTATTAACAATAAAGCCGAAGCCTTGCAAATGGGGCATGTTATTGCCTACCGTAGCCGTAATTTAATTGGCGCAATGTTTACCGGAACACCCGAAACAATAGTAGTTGAAGCCGGTGACATAGTAACAATAAATAGCACAATATTTGGGTGGAATGCTAAACCTTTTAGAATTGAAAGTGTTGATATAGACGCGATTAAATCGGGTGAATGTGCGTTTCAAGCGGTTGAGCACCAAAATAACATTTACCCTTGGGCTATTACTGACGTTAATGAAGAGTATGCTGATACGAGTTTTGCCTTGCCTCAAAATCTTGATATGCCAACCGGTCTTATATTTGAAGAGTTAGCGCAGCCGAATAAAAATCAAGCAAAACTTATTTTTGACAATGCAAATAATACCCTGGTATTCGAATATGAATTAGAAATTTGGCAGCTCGATGTGCAGTTAAATGACTATGTATTATTAAGTAGAGAAATAAGCATTGAAACCAAAATATATTTGAATGACTTGCCGCTTGGTGATTATGAGTTAAGGCTGTCAGCTATAAATAGGTTATATCAAAGCCCGCAAGCTATTTTACCTGTTACGATAACAATAGAGCCAGTAGGCGCGGTGACAACCTTAAATTTATATACTGACTCTGCTGTTTTTTCGGTTGATAACCTTGGTGTAATAACACCTGATGTTATTACTTTAACAGCACAAACTAATAGTGACAGTACGGTTGTTTGGTCAACACAACCCGTTACAGTGTTAAGTGATGTATTAGACGAAACGGATCCGCTTAATCCGATAGTTAACTCTAAAATAAAAACATTAACTAAAGAAGATTTTGGCGATAAAACTTCGCTTGTTGTTACTGTTGATGTTGACGGCATCATTGATAAAAAAACTATTGTTAAATTGTCGGCTGTTACGGGTGCCTTAAACGGCATTTTAAGTAATGAACGCTTTATTATTGCAGCTGATGCTGATGGCAATATAACCGGTAATTTTAATGGTGCTGGCGGAACATTTTCAGTTTACTTAGGTGTGCAAGATGTTAGTAGCGAATGCACTTTTGCTATTGCTACTTCAACCAATGCAACCGCAAGTATTGACCCCGCAACAGGTATTTATTCGGTTACAGCCCTTAGTGCTGATCAAGGTAGTATTATTTTTGAAGCGACTTATGATGGCACCGTTATAAGCCGTGGTTATACCATAGCAAAAGTAAGGCAAGGGCAGGATGGAGCACAAGGCGCTCAAGGAAGCCAAGGTATAGAAGGCATACCCGGCAGTAATGGTGCTAATGGTCAAACTTCTTATTTTCATATTGCCTATGCCGACAGTGCTGACGGTTCAACAAATTTTAATCAAAATGGGGGCGCATATACGGGCACCTATGTTGATTTTAACGCCGTTGATTCTAATAATTATACAGCTTACAACTGGGTATTAACCCGTGGCTTACAAGGCCCAACAGGCAACCAAGGTATACCCGGTAGTAATGGCTCAAACGGTCAAACGTCTTATTTACACATTGCCTATGCTGATAGCGCTGACGGTGCTACAAACTTTAACCAAGTTAGTGGCGCTTATATTGGCCAGTATGTTGATTTTGTTTTGACAGACTCTAGCAATTATACCGATTATAATTGGTCGTTAATAAGAGGTGCTGATGGCGCACAAGGTGATACGGGTGCTAATGGTGAACGTGGCAGTAAGCATTTTTACAAAAGCATTGCAGGTAGTGCTTGGTCTAATGCTGATGCCGAAGCGGCAATTGCCAGTGATGGTTTAGTAAAAATAACCCGTGATCAAGTCACTTTGTACAATGTTTCTGCCAGTTATGCTGAAGTGCGCTTTTGGGATGGAGCCGCATGGACTACGGTAGCGCAAGTAATAGACGGTAATTTATTGGTTAACGGCACTGTTGGTGCTGATAAATTGATTGTAAGTGAAATAGATCTCAAACAAGCGAATTGGGGTTTAGGGGTTAGTATTCAAATTGACGGCGGTATTTTAGGAAGTAACGGATTACTTGCTACCAGAATTTACGCCGAAGCCGATGCGTCAGCAACAGGTTTACATGTTAAATCAACAAGTCAAGCCTATGCCGCTATTACTACTACAGGCCGCATATGGGCGCATGGCGATATTAAATCGCTTTTTGGCACAATTAGCGCGCCTAATATTAAGGTAGGTAATTACTCTGTTTATCATGAAGGCAATCCACCTTTAGGTTATAACAATGCTAATTGGGATACGGCTTTTACGTGGGGCGATCATGCAAGCGCCGGTTATGCAGCAAGCGGCGGCAATAGTAGCATAGGCTTTAGCGCTAGCACACTGCGCGCTTACAACCGTTGTTATATCTATGAAAACATCATTCCCGTTAATGACGGTTATTGTGGCATAACAGCAAACCGTTGGAAAGGTGTTTATGCTGTTACCGGCTCTTTCATCGGTACAGTATACGGCGCGGCCTTTACCTTGCTTTCAGATAGTCGCGTAAAGATAAATCAAGCTCTTATTCAAAATGCATCTAGCAAAGTAAACAAGCTAAACGGTAAAACCTTTAACCGCACCGACCTTGATGGTGAGTTAGACGCTAGTATTATTGCCCAAGATTTGATCGGCGTATTTGATGCGGCGTTAAAACCAATGCAAGACGATGTATTAGGCACAAAATACGGCGTTTCACCCATGGCGTTAATTGGCCTACTCGTACAAGCCCATAAAGAACATACCGACGAAATTAATTTACTCAAACAACAAATAGCTGAATTAACAGCTTAAGGATAAATAATGTTTACTAAAACATTTACTGACCCACAAGGCCAAACACATACTAATGCGGTTTTTATGGCAGCGTATGCGAACTACACAAGCAATAAATCAGAAAATCATAATTTCAATATTGAAACGGGGTTGGCTGAAACAAATACCGACAACAACGCCCACTTGCAATATCGCATGTATTACTGGACTAACCAAGCGGCAAAAGATGCGGGTAATCTGCCTTATGTATTGGCAAACACCAACGTTGGGCAAATAGGTGAAGTTCACTATTTAAATCAGTTTAGCGCAGAGTATGACGGCTTAACTGCTGAACAAAAAGCCGAGAAACACTGTCAAGATGTTGTGTTAGCCGTATAAAAAATAGAGATAACCAATGTTGATACCAATATTAAAATCATTAAGAACATTATTTTCCTATTTGATCTTAGGGGTGGTTTTTGGCGGATCATGCTCACCATTACTACCTTTTATGAATAAAAATAATTTACCGTTTCGCATTTGGTATTTAATTGATTTACTCATTTGTACCGTTGCCCATGATACCAGTATGCGCACTATTAGCGGGTGGACAGGTCAGCACATGGCGACTAAAAAACGCTACTACTATCAAGCCAAGGTTATTGATTGGCTAGCTGAACTGTTTGGTGACAAACCAGAGCATTGTTTAAGGGCTTTTGTTTGGGAGCGCAAACAAGGTTTTGTGAAATAGTATGAAAAAAACTGCCCAACAAGGCAACTGGACGTTTGAACTAAAGCAAGTGTTTTGCCGAAAAGCACTAACCCACGGCGATGAATTTCAAGCATCAGCAGTAATAACTATTGCTGATGGTGTACCGCACGTTGAGCTGTTAATTAACAAAGATAACGATACATTTACGAAACAAGATTATCGAGAATTTAAAGCGTTTTTAATTGGGCTAGGATTTAAAAACACTAAGTTTGCCCGCTTTAAATGCGGTATTAAAAAAGAGGTTGAGAAAACAGTATGAGTATTGAATTTAATCACAGAGCTTTGCTCGTGCTTCGTATTGATAATGCTGCTGCCCTGCAATTTCGCGGTGATATAATTTCAATTTTGCCTGCCTCTCAATTTGTCGGTAATAAAGTAGATAAACGCGATCAGTCATTTTCTATTATTTATGTAGTAGATTTACCTAGCGATTTAGAAGATGAATTACTTTCAAAGGTTAAAAAGTTAATAGTGCCAACAACTCAAGATCCTATGTATTCAGCATTAATCAGTAAAGACGATAAAGCCGGAAATATTACGGTTGATACAGCGACATTACTTAATTATATCGAGATGGCATAGTGTTCAATCCACAATATTTTAAAATTGGTGACGAATGGCTTGGTGCTGAAGATTACGCAACTGAAGCACTTTGTTGGGCAGCACAAGCGGGTATTGCACCGGGTGATATTGTTATGCTTGGCAAGGGCAACATTGGTTATCGGTCAACGATTGCTGGTGCGCATACTTATGATACATATATTTATACTGATGGCGTTATCTATGATGGGACATTAGCAACGCGCAGTCAGTTAGCCTACGCAACAGCACTTATAATAACCGCTGATAACGTTTTTGTTACTAACTTAAAACTCTATAACAACAATGCTTATCGATTTGCCTTTGACCCGAGTGGAAACAATACCTACGCTCAATATTGTTATATTGAGGATGTAAGCACAAGCACAACGTATGGGGCGGTAAGTTTATACAGCGCTGCTACAGGTGCTGTGCGAAATTGTGATATTAAAGTAACTTGTACTCAAGCATTTAAAATTGGTTATGACAAAAGCGCCACTATTGTTAGCAACACCGTTTTTGGCGCGACAGGAACAGCATTAAGTAATACGCCAAATTCTGCAAATCAAACAACGACAGATAATTTTTTCTTTAACAACGGCACTGATTACGGCAATAAGCCTGCAAGCTTTAGTAACAATGCATCACAAGATTTAACGGGCAATGAAACGGGTTATGATTCAAGTCATTGTGTAGATTTTGCCGGTGGTGATTATCGCGTTAAATTAACAAGCCCACTTCATGCCTTGGGGATAGGCGCATTTTTTGAAACGGCCGCTGGTACTAATCAAAATATTTCAACTGTTTCTTCACAACAGTTAACTCAATCTCAACTTGCTGTAGTTGATTACTCACAAGCAACGAATGTTATTGTAGCGCAATCGTTTAATGAATCACTGTTAACTAATGTTTTCGAGTCTAGCAATGCTTTAGTTATAAATACTGAGCAGCAAGCACAATGCTTAATATCTGCAATAGCCACAATTAATAGTTTAGCCACGGTAACTTCAGAACAAATAACTCAACACAGCTCAGCATTATTAAACGATAATCAGTTGCTAACAACAGTACAAGCCCAGCAGCTAACCGATAGTATTGCTATTAATATCACTAGTGACGGGGTGCAAGGTGTTGATGTTGTTGTTACTGAGCAGCTATCAAATGCTGTAATCGTTAGCGTTAATGAAATTAGTGGCATACAAGTAACTGTTGTTCAAACAGAGCAGTTAAACCAAATATCAACTACGGACATCAATTTAACAGAGTTAGTTAATATTGTTATTGCTGAGCAATTAATTAATTTTAATACTCAAAAGATTAATGTTGATTTAACAATATCTCCCCTTGTTGCGCAGCAATATTCTCAGTCTGAATTAATCACTATTGTGATCGCTAATATAGCAAACCAACTCAATATTGATATTGACCAAATCTCATTGGAAATATTAACCCCTAGATACAGTATTGAAATGCTAACCCCAACTTATACAATCGAACACATACACTAAGAGGCATAAACCATGAACTTTTCAAGCTATAATTTTAAATTAAACGGCGCACAGCATGTTAAAGACAATGCAAATACTATTGCATTAGCATTGAATGTGATTAAGGCAGATAACTATGTAACAGCCACAGGTAAGATTATTGCTAGTGCTGCAATGACAGGCGCTGATGTTGCGCTTGCGGCAAATGGCAATGATTTGGAAATAACGATTAACGGTAAGTCAATTGACCCAACGGCCACGGGCTTAGCCACTGACGATTTAGTGGTACTAATTCTTGATAGCGTTAACAGCGAAGTTGTTTTGTGTCTTGATGCAACAGACCGCATTGTTACTAATGATGCGGGTGATACTGTTACTATCCCTACGCTGCAAACGTTCGTACGTGAATTAAGCGTGGTGTAACATGGATTATAAATTCAGATTTTTTAAAGGTAGGGCTAATGTAGAAAAATTTCGCATTAATGTTCGTGATCCCGTAAATGGTGATAGAGTGGAAAACTCTTTATCACTATCAAAAGTAGAGTTGATTATTGGCGCTGTTGTTATTTCAACAGACAGCGGTGAAATAACATGGGATGGTGATGTTATTCAAATAAAGCCATCATTAGCTACCTTGACGGCTTTGGGTAATCGTTCACATTCTGAGTTAGTAATTTATAACGGTACCGAAGGAGTATCCATCTCAAGTGGTTATGTTTTAGTTGTCGATTATTGATAACCAATCTTCCTTTAATAAAAAAAGATACTTCAAGGTATCTTTTTTGTTTCATATATATAAAATAACTTTCAAATACTGAAAGCCAAAGTTTTCTTAATTTTCGCAGTTTTCAACCAAAGTTTTCGCGCGCGGCATCAACTGTTAGCAGTCCGGCTTTAATGCCTTGTTAGAAGCGACTTGAACACTACACGTGATTTAAGCCTTTTAGTCCAACAAACAATTTATTTCATTGAGTTTACTTGAAAAACCAAAAATACAAAACCCAATAAACTAGTTAAAAATTTTAACTGAATATACAAATACAAAACTTGAATTGGCAAAGCTTGCACCGAGTTTTCAGCAAAAACTACATTTGCAGTTTTTCACCAAAATCATAAAAAAACAAACCATAAATGGCTAAGCATCTAACGCCCATTTAATGGGCAAATAATTGTTGGCTAAAATAGTGAGGAACGAACGACAGCCAACTGTTATTTGTCCCTGTTTAAATGCTTGTTATATGCAACCGTAGTTGAATCAAACGTTTAACGT